GACGATGGCTTCTGTCATACTGCACACTGGACAGTAACTAGAGTTGATGGAGATTATTCTGCGTCATCTTATGGTAGTTGTGCATTAACTAAACCAGAATCTTTAACAAGTAGAACTGATTTAAAAACAGCAGATATTATTGCTGATGTAAAAGCTGTCCTTGGAACGGATAGAGTCGATGAAATTTTATCTGAATTAACTTTAAAAATTAGTGAAGAAAAAACTCCTACGCAAGGAAGTTTCGTACCAGCTAGTTAGTTTTTACAGGAATATTTCTGTCAATAATTCCATACATGACATAAAGTGGTGCTAATCCTATAATCAGGAAAAGCACCATAAATGTTATTGGTACGCTTGCTTTAATTAATGCTTCTCTTATCATGTTCCAAAAAATAGCTAATGTTTTAAGTATTATCTCATTTGTAATGGTAGCTTCTATGAGTGGTGGAACATACTTTGCATATAAATATGTAACATCGGA